TGACCCGTTTAGAGTGTACGCATCTCCCAGCTCTAGAGATCGCTGGTTTGGCGATTCGGATGGAATTATCCTTTCCACCATCCTAACGGGAGAACAAGCCGTCAACCTCTACCCTGAATTGGCAGATAAGCAAGACCCGCTTACTGGAGAGACTATACCGGGACTGATAAATGATATATCTGGGTTTACTTATGACGAAGAGGATTACCCGGCATCACAAAATAAAAATTCAATGGTAGTATTTACACCAGCAGATGTAAAAGATAAAGATTATTATCAGGTAAAAAAGTATCAGGTATTAGAAAGATTTTATAAAGTCAAGGTTCCTTACTACAGGGTCATTGATATGCAGACACAGGATGAAGACATTCTGTCTCAAGAAGAGTACGCCAAGTTCTATCAGGAAAACACAGAAGCCTTTGAGATTGGTGCATTTACAGCTATAGAAGTCTTACAGACTAGGGTAAAGGTATGTGCATCAATGGGAGAAGTTGTGTTGTATGAACAGATTTTAAATACGGATGAGTACCCAATCATACCACTTCCAAACATTTGGACTGGTACTCCATATCCAAAGTCTGATGTCTCTAGGGCTAGACCAATGCAAAGGCTTTTAAATAAGTTGTGGTCTTTGGCACTGTCTCATGCACAGGCATCAGCAGGATTAAAGCTTTTAGTACCTTTGGGTAGTGTGGACGACATAGATCAACTTGAAAAAGACTGGGCTAACCCGAACGCAGTCATTGAAGTGGATTCATCCCAAGGCGAACCGCACTACCCTGCTCCTCAACCGCTTGCTGGTGAATTCTATAGGTTGATACAGCAGTCAGAGTTTTATATAGATTTTATCTTTGGCCTACCAGAAATGATGCATGGTTTTGCGGAAAAAGCTCCAGAGACTATGAGGGCTACAGAAAGAATGATAGCACTGGGTAGCGAAAGGCCAAAGTCCAAACTCCGAGACATAGAGTTTAGTATTAACAAGTTGGGTAAGGTTTTGTATAACCTATCCAAAGGTCACTACACCTACAAAAAGATTTTTAGATTGGCACAGCCAAATAACAACATCACAGAGGTTATGGCAAACTTCTATACAGATGTATCTCAGGCAATCTTAGACCTGAAGAAAGAAAGGCACATGCTAGATCAGCACGATGTAAGAATTGAACCGGGGTCAACAATGCCATCCAGTAAATACGCAGAACTAGCCGTATATCTAGAAGCGTTCCAGATGGGTATTGTAGACCGCTATGAAGTATTAAAGAAGAATCCTGAGCTATTTGACAAGGAAGGTATTATGAGAAGGACGGAAGAGAAGCAGTTAATGCAACAGCAGATTCAGGCAATGGATGCTCAGATAAAGAATTTGCAAGGTGACTTGCAGACAGCCCAAAGAGAATCAGTCAGTGATAGAAAGAGAGTCGAAGTTGAGAAGTTCAAAACACGTTTGAGCGAAATTAATTCCGAGTCTAAGGCTGATAGAAGGGTACAACGTGGAAAACTAGAAAACGAGGTGAAGCTTGAGGTGGAGAAATTGGCTAGCAATCTCAAAGATGTACAGAGAAAAGTCAGTTCTACTCCAGAAGCCTAAAGACATCTAAGGAGAAACTATGTCAACACTAGAACAACAGGAAGTGAATATCCCTGCCGAACAGCCCGTTGCTGATAGCAATTTTGAAGAGGATATCATTAGTCAGCAGGCAGGCCCACAGCTTGTCGCTGAAGCTCAAGAACCAGTACAGGAAGAAGTTCCTGCTGTAGATTATGAAGCTGAGGCTAAAAAGTTTCAGTCTATGTATGATCGGTCACAGGCCGAAAATGCCAGATTGCAACAAGGTGCTCAGATACTACAGCTACTAGAACAGAGACCTGATTTAGTTCAGGTTCTTGAGGATGGTATAGCCGGAAACAGAACACAAGAGCAACCAGAGCAAACAGTAGGTAAGGATGATTTCAATCCTTGGGATGCGTTTACAGATGAAAACTCTGAATCAGGACGGTACGTTAATAACAAGATAGAGAATCTGGTACAACAGAGATTGCAATCTGCGTTATCCCAACAACAGCAACAGATACAGGCTGAAATGCAAATGCAAAATACTGTGAATGAACTGAGAGGAACTTATAAAATGTCAGATGGTGATATTCAAGAGTTTTTACAGTTCACAACACAGCCTAAAGAGAGAGTAGGTTTAAATAATCTAGTCAAGCTTTGGCAGATGCAGAGTGGTAAATCCGTTGCTAATAATGATACAATGGAAGCGGTAACTGCGGCACAGCAGGCTCCTCGCACAGCAGGAGTTCTCCAAGGGGAGCCACCAATGCCTAAAAAGAATGATGCAGACAATATGTTTGATTCGATCATAGCAACTGGTGGTTCTGGAAGATTACCGTAATTAACAATAACCACATAACACAAAGGTAACAAAATGGCAATATCATACAATTCTGGAGTATTAAAATCCAGTGATATTACTGCTACTACCTCTGATGCTAGTGTAGGTCAAAGACCGGATAGAAGACGAATATTTAATTTCGGCGACAGGGTTGCCGAGTTGACTCCTGAGGAGTCTCCATTTTTCGTCTATCTAAATCAGGTTGCTAAAGCACCTACCGATGACCCAGTGTTCCGTTATTTGGAAAACCGTAACCGTATTAGCTTTACAGATCGTTCTTTACTTCTTAAAGGTAATGTAAATGGTGGTTCCGCTGTTTCCGCAGGTTCTTCGTATTCATTTACTGTTGACACTGCTGGCGGTGCTACTGTTGACTACTTAGTAAAAGGAATGGTTTTGGCTGTTGGAACGAAAGACGATACAGATGGATACGGTCAGGCATTAGTTAGAGTAGAATCAGGAGTAAGTCATGCAAGTGCTGATTCATCATTTACTGGTAAAATAATTGATGTGTCTGCTGTCAGCGGAAGTAATGTTTTAGCTGATAATGACGTAGCTCAAATCATAGGTACCTCCTATGAAGAAGGTTCTGGTTCCCCCGATGTATTCTCTTCTGAATTAGAAGATGACTTTGGGTACACCCAGATTTTTAAAACAGCGGCAGAAATGACCAACACTGCTTATGCAACTCGCTATCGTGGGTATGCTGAAGAGTGGAATCGTATCTGGGCTACTAAACTGCGTGAGCATAAAATTGACATTGAAAGAGCTATGCTCTTCGGTCAAAAAGCTCGTGTAGGTGGTATCCAGTACACAGAAGGTCTAGTCGGCCACATTGTAAAGAACGTGTCACCAGTAACAGACGATTCTGCATTTTCCTATTCTTCTGGAAATGCATATCATCGTAGTGTTGCACAAGCTGAATTAACATACGATAGACTATTAAGTGATCTTGAAGTTATTTTTGATCCAGCTAGAGGTGGAATGGCAGAGAAGCTAGTACTATGTAGTTTGCCAGTCATTACATTCTTTAACAAGTTAGGTGATGGTGCGTTTCTTGATGCATCTATCGGATCTTCAAACAACATGCCTTTCAGACTAAACTTTGACTCAAGAGAAGGTGCTTTTGGACATTCTGTAATGGTAATTGATACTATTCACGGAAAGTTGAACCTTGTCAAAGAGCCACTGTTTAGAGGAATCGCATCTGGGTTTATGCTCATGGCTGATATGACACAGCTTGCTTATCGTCCATTAATTGGTAACGGTATCAATCGTGACACTCAAGTTATGACTAATGTACAGGCGGCTGATGAGGATTTAAGAAAAGATATGATCTTGACCGAAGCTGGTTTAGAGATTACTCTTCCTGAATCACACGCATTGTTCAACCTAGAAGGGGTGTAAGATGAGAGCTGATTATCTAAATAATAATAGCGGTAAAGCTGATCTTAAACTAAAAGTAGAAACTGTTAATGCGGCTAAAACCTTAACTGCTTTAGATTCCGGTAAGGTTTTTATGGTTCAGCAAGATTCTGCTTATGAGATTACGTTACCATTAGCGGCAACCGCCGGTGCTGGATGGAACGCTAAGTTCATCCTATCTGAAGTTGCTTCTAATGCAGTTACTATTGCTAACAATACATCAGAAGATACCATTGTTGGAACAACAGTTGGTGCTGACGGTGGTGCTGGTAGCAGTGCTGAGTCTGCTGTTGATGAGATTGTTTTCATCAGTGGTGCACAGTTAGGAGATCAGGTTGAGTTGGTTTGTGATGGTACTTATTACTATGCCACAGCACAAGCTCACGATGTCGCTCATATAACCATATCTTAATCCGAATACATAAGGATAACAGTAGTAGGTACTGTGAGGGCTGTCAAAAAAAGGCGGCCCTCAAAACCTAAAAGGATTGATTATGAAGAAATGTATGCATTGTAACAAAAGCAATGAAGAAGGCTGGTTCTACTGCAAGTCTTGCGGTAAACAAGCATCTGAAAGTAGGTTTACTACAAATATGTGGATGACTTCTGACTTAGGAAAGAGA